TCTGATTTATATTCTTTATTATCGATATACACGACATTAGATTGTTCAGTCATTAGGCAGTATATCCTTTTCCTGCTGTGATTGCAGAGTTAACTGCTGTCATATCTTCATCTGTCCAATAATCTTTAGCCACCATAATCTCTAAGTGTGCTACGTTCCTATCAACACAGTCTTGTTTGTCTTCAGCTTCATCATCTGCCATAGCATCACCTGCAATTACATCAGTGATTAATGTGACACTATGACCCATTGCTGTGTAGTCTTGTGCTATTTCTTCTGTTGTTTTTTCGTCTGCCATTTTATTCTCCAGTTAGTTAAGTTAGGCTGTTTCTAATGCTACTATTCTAGCTTCTAATGCTTCTATCTTTGCAATAGCTTCTTTCAATGCACCTGTTAATAATGGTACTAGTTTTGATTGGTCAATGCTTTGCATGACTGCATTACCATCATCATCAACTGCATCTTTCTCGCCAGTTATAGCTTCTGGTATGATTGATTGTGTTTCATGTGCAATAAAGCCATCTACAGTTTTATCAGCATCTATAATGAAATTAAATCTTTTAGGTAATAATTGCTTTACTCTATCAATGGCACCAGTCATATCAATTACATTTTCTTTTAATCTGTAGTCTGAAGAAGTATTATATGCTGTATTAGATGTACTACACGTTATTGAACCTACTAAACTTCCACCATTTCTAAACCCTATTAAAGTACGTGAAGCACCACTTGCTCTTCTTATTTGTATAACCCCATTGTTTTCTATATAAATAGAATCATCTGTACTCTGATTAACACAATTAAAATAAATAGTACCATCTGCTTCTGAATATAATCTAATATCGCCATCACCATCTGATATTACAACTCTATTGCTTGATGTTCTTATGTCTAAGCCATCTTGATTACCGTTGTAATCACCTATAATAGTGTTCTTAGAGCCAGTAGTTATCAAGTCACCAGAGTTTCTCGGTCCTATAGCTGTGTTGTAAGTGCCTGTAGTAGCTAGACTAAGAGCATTGGCTCCTATAGCCGTATTGAAACTTCCTGTAGTGATTGCTGACAGAGAAAAATAACCAATTGCCGTATTATTACCACCAGTAGTGTTTGCATCTAGAGCATAAGTACCCAAAACAGAATTATTAGCACCAGTGGTAATGCTATAACCTGCATTATGTCCGACAGCCACGTTGTTATCAGCTGTAGTAAGCGAATATAATGCTGTTGCACCTAATGCTGTAGTACTTGAAGCTGTAGTTGCTGTATTCATTGCTTGAGCTCCAACTGCCACACTATTATTTGCTGTCGTACTTGCTTTAGCTGAATCTTTACCAATTGCTGTAAAATTAGTTCCTGTGGTGTTTGCTTTTAGTGCATTATATCCCACTGCAGTGTTGTTAGATGCAGTGGTATTTGAATCTAAGGCATCATACCCCACTGCCGTATTGGAACTGCCTGTTGTATTAGCATCTAAGGCATCCCTACCAACAGCTGTATTGTTAGCACCTGTGGTATTTACTAAAAGTGCAGTATGACCAACAGCAGTATTATAAGATGCTGTTGTATTTGCTTTTAGTGCTTGATAACCCACTGCAGTAAGCTCTGCACCTGTAGTGTTTTCAAATCCTGCAAGACCACCAATAAAGGTGTTTTGGGTTCCTGTGGTCGTATTATTGCCTGCTTCATGTCCAACTGCTGTATTATATGCAACTGTATTCGCATTTTGAGTACCCAATGCACTTTTTCCAATTGCTACGTTTGCAGTACCTCCAGTTTCAGAACTCAAAGCATCCTTACCTACTGCCACATTTGAACCACCTGTAGTTAAAGCATCTCCTGCAAGACCACCAATTAAAGTGTTGAGAGTTCCTGTTGTTATTGCACCTCCTGCATTATGTCCAATACCTATATTATAGGCATCACCACTACCAGCATTTTGGACATTTAATGCTTGATGACCAATGGCTATAGACCTACTTGCTCCATCTTCTGTTGATAGTGCTTGATAACCGATTGCAACATTTCTTGTTCCTGTAGTTAGAGCTGTTCCTGCTTCATCTCCAACTACAACATTTCTAATACCACCACTGACAATAGAGTTACCTGCATTATTACCCAATGCCACGTTACTAGTACCAGTTGGATAATTACCATCTAGCTTGATTGTGCCACCATCTATTGTTAGGTTTCCGTCTACTTCTAAACCATTAAATTTAAATGTGTCTGTTGTCTGGTCTAATACTGCAAATTGTATCCAAGCATCATTATCTTCATTTCTGATATACATAATGTTGTTTGAACTATCATACCACCACATATTAGCAAAAGTTGTGCTTGGTGCTGAAGTTCCAGAGTTGTTACTGGCTAGTGCTTGCAGGGCTGAATTTAAATCTGCTCTAAAAGCTGGGAAACCTTGATTTGCTATTGTAAAATCATTTTGTGACATATTTTAACCTCATGATGCTAATTCTCCATATCCTCTTACCACATAATCAAATGTTCTGTCTATCGTGGCGTTTGAACTATTAAAAAACTCTATTGTAAAACCTGTAGCACTTTTACTAGTTATAGCATAATAATCTCCACTAGCCAAATTACTTGCAGAAATACCTACTCCAGATATTTCTTTAAATGCAGGATTAAATGTAACAGCTTTTCCAGATGCGCTTGTTCCACTAGCTATATCTTTTTCTGAATATACTCTTTCTGGCATATCAACAGTAACAGATAATTGTGTGACTTTTGGGGTTGCTTCTACATCTTCACTTAATAAAACAGCTCTAAATTTAAATCCCCTACCAGTATAATCGCCCACATTAAATTTTTGAAATGCAGTATATGTTGGTGAGCCACTTGCAGGGTCTTGATTTGTTTTTGCTATTTGTAATTCAACATTAACATCTCCATAAGTAGCTGTATCTCCATCAAAAACACCTGCTCTATCATCAAAGTTTCCAGACACATCATCAAATAAATTTACATAATCAACTCTTTCAGAAAGAACAGTCGCAGTAATTCTATTTGTATAAATACCACCAACATCTATATAAGTATCAAAATCATAAGTTCCAGAAGATACAACCGAACCTGCACCACCATCAAAAGAACCTAATGCATCATCAAAGTTGCCAGATACATCATCAAATTGATTTGAAGTGTCTAAAATTAAAGCACTTCCAATATCAACAACATTTGATTTAGCACCAGTAAACCCAGTATGCTGTGTAGATGTTGCGATTAAATTTAAATCTTTTATATTCTCAATTAATGTGACGTTACTTGTGGCATTTAGTGAAGCTAATCCAATTTTATCTATTGACCTAACAAAATAAGTGCCAGTTAATGCAGGAACTGTAACAGTATTAGCAGGTCTTGATACTTTATTAACTAGATTTGTTGCATTACTAAATATTGCACCAGATGTTAATGGGCTATGTCTTATTATATAATGTGACAGGTCTAAATCAGCAACAGGTGTCCAACTTAAATGGGCTTCTGTTCCAATAATATTAACTTGAAAGTTTGTAACATCAGCTGGTGGCTCGGTCTTACCTATAACTTGGTGTTGAGTAGATATAAATACTGACCTACTAATTGAAGAAACAGACCTAGCTCTAACATCATAAACAGCGTTATCTTCCACATTTGTAAGTTCAAAATTAGAACTAGCACCCCTGCCCAAGTTTATATAATTGGTATCAGTAGTTTTTTTAGCTTGAACTTCAAAGTCTACAATAAATTGATCTGTTGCAGTCACATTAACTAATAACGTGTTTATAGCTTCTTCATTTAACGCTCTTAACTCGTCTGAAACTTCTATAACTGGTGATTGAACTATAAATGGGTTTGGCAATGTCGTATCTGGTATTGTTGGGATTGGGTTCTTTTCATTAAAGGTATAAAAATTATCTTGGTGTTCGAACAACTGGACATTTACTGTCAAATCTTCATTTATTGTTAAACCTAAAACTCTAAATGGCTTTGCATCAAATCCCCCAGTAGGATAAGTAATAGCCACAATATCCCCTATCTCTAATTCTAAAAATTCTGAGGTTAATGTTAGCTGTATCTGTAATTGGTTTCTTGAACGCCTTAATATAATCTCACATAAGGCTTCAGCGTTATATGTGTTGGTTACGTTAGGAAACTGGAAATTACCCTCTAATAATGTGCTATTATCCTCTGCAAGCATTGTAGCGTGTTGAAAATCTGTTTCTACGTTACTATCATCAGCAGGGGGGAAACTTACTGTATCATTTTGAAAATTTTTGAAAGGATTTACATAAGTTCCTATTACCCTGTTATATTTTTTATTTTTTCTTTCACCTAATACTTTTGCACCACCTACAACATTATCGGCTGTTATTGTTTTAAGAGCTGAACCAGTACCCTCTATTTTAACTTTATAAACTCCATTATTATAGGCAAATAAAGCACTCATAGGATTTAATAGTTTTTTTACGTTTTCTAATACTTTTTGATCTGTATCTAATACAGCATTTGTTTCAAACTTAATAATTGCAGGAACTTCATCAGTAGTATTTTCCCCAGTAGTAAATATTGTTGTTAAATCTGTACTATAAACACCACCACTAATTCGCCATTCAAATGTTAAAGTAGTTCCAGTTGGTGCATTTCCATAATAAATAATTATAGGATATTTTTCACCACTAGTTAAGGCTTTGCTTCCAGACCTTGCTCGGGGACCATGAATACCGCCATTATTTACAATTAATTTTACTGTTCTATTGCCCTCAACTTCTTTAATTAGATTATCGGCTGTTTGTGCATTATCCCCTATATAAACGTGACTAGCATCATCTGAGGTTGTTTGAAATTCATATGTTCCAGTTACAGAGGGAGTTATATAACCAAAGAACCTCATAGACTTATATGGACTAATAGAATCATTATTTATAGCAACAATTTTATTTTCGCTTTGAATGTGTTGATTTATAAAAAATGTAGGAAAATCATTATAATATCCATTAAATGTTTGCCTAGTAATTCCAGGAACAGCCACAACTGTTACTGTTCTTGGAGCTATTAATGTGTCGGCTTCATTTGCAGAGGTTTGAAAAGATGCAAAATTGGTTTCAAAAGCATCATCTGGTAACCCCTTGCCATATCTTGTATTTCTTAAATAATCCAATAAGACTAAAGCAGAATTTTGTGAATATTTAGTTGTTGTATCTCTAGGGTCGTAAACTTTTTTTCCCTTTAATATAACCTTTATATCTGGAATAGAGCTAAATATATCTTGATTCCATTTAAGCCTAAAAGCTAAATAACAAACACCTCTTAATCTATGGCTTGAAGTCCAGTTAATTGAGGGTGTAAGGACAGAAGATGCTACTTGGTCATCTCTTCCATAAAATGCTTGTATTTGTATATATGAAGCATTGCTTTTATAGAAATTTAAATCACCTTCAGAAACTTCTCTTGTAACTCCGTGGTCTAAGTCACCATCAAATATAACCCTTTTATCATCTATGAATATTTGTTCTATTTCTTCTATTTCGCCCTCACAGACAACACCTGCAACATATAAATACTCGTTATCTGCTCCAGAAGATTCAACAAAAACACGAGTAATACCTAATTTTCTTCTTCCATAAACTACTGGTATTTGAGCATTATTAGACTGTTTATTGATTAATACACCACGAACCTGTTCAGAAGAACCAAACTCTGGAACATCTGGAATTGGTAACAGCCAACCAATAAAGTCATTTACGACATTGACAACAGCATCTACGACACTACCCATTAATGAAAATCCCTTTTAAACTTTTGACCAACTCTATAAACACCATTATCAACTCTAACCCAGTTAATAGAATTATTTATTTTTAACTCTTTTTTAAAATAATTATATACCCATCTCATCATAGCAAAAGTATTATGAATTGATAATATATCTATTAACCATAAATTATTACCAGAGTTCCATTCAGTATGTTTAATTTTACCTGTGTGCCTAAATCTTTCTTGAACTAAATTATGTAGATAAGCCCAGTTAACAAACCCTACAATGCTATATTCATCATAAAACATTCTATATTGGTTGAGTTCTATTGAGGGCTGTAAATAACGCTCTAACTGCCTTGTAGATTGGTTTTGATATTTCTCAAATTGTTTAAATAACCCTACAATATCTGCTATCATTACCTACCCCACTTTATGTCTTGAACAGTTTGTGAAGCAAATTCAAAGCCTAAGTCATTTGAAAAGTGTAGTTGTTGTGAACCAGTATTTGTTTTTCTGCCCTCTACTTTACTAAAATCAGCCCAATGTGATGCAATAGAAACATTAACCCTAGAATTATCAAGGCTTTCATTAATACTAAATGACTCTATTCTGCCCTTAAATAATAAAAATGGGTCTGCAATAAGAGCTTCATTACCATCTATAAAACCTTTATATATTTCAGCATCTTTTTCTAAATATTGATTATTAAGAAATAATGAAGTTATAGTTTGGTCTGCACCTGTAAAAGTAACTGTTATATTACTTACTTGTATTTCTGAAGACTCTGTAACGCTTGATAGCTTAGTAAACAATGATGAAGCTGTATAAGTGTTAGAATCATAGGTAATGTCTTTATAATGGTCTGTAACCCTTAAACCTGTGCTTACATTAATATAAATTAAGTTAATAGGTTGTAGACTATCAGTTGCTATTTCATTTTTTACTGCGGTTGTAAGATTTCTAGCCATTTATAAACTCTCTATTAAATCCACCTCATAATTATAAAGGTCGTTAGTTATAATAGAATATTCTTGAACGTCACTTGCAAGCCTTACAAAAAATGGCACATTGTCATATGTTAAAGCTACATCATTAGAAACGTCTTCTCTCAAAGGTGGTTCAAAAGTTAATGTTCCCTCGCCAGTGCCATCTGAGTTTAAATCCTCAACAGCCATGTAAACTTTTTCGTGACTAGCAAACTTTATATAATCCCCAGCCTTTAATACCCCATTCGTGCTTGTTGCAAGCCCATCTATAGTGCAAGTTGTTGCTCCTGCACTTATAGCACCATCAACACTAATTGTGCCTGTAGCAACGCCCTGTGCATTAGAAACAACTGGTGGTATAATTGTAAAAGTGTTTAATCTTGCCCTTTGTTTCATTAAAAATGCTTTAATAGGTGCAAAGTCTGTTCTTCTCATAGGTGGATAAGTCAATTTTAATGTAAATTTTTGCCCATCAATCTGTCTAGTTTGAACCCTACCAGAAGTTGTGGTTGTAACTATAGTTTTTTGCTCTGAACCTATATCTGCATTACTTGCTTGTGGGCTTGTTGGAAATTGACCAGACATTATACTAGTACCTCTTTACCTTTTTCATTTAAGGCTTGATTAATCACATTAACAATAGTTGCTCTACTATTCACCAATAATTCACTAAATCCAGTAGCATCTACTGTTGTTATATGAAAATTAACATTTACTTGCTTACCCATATTTCCTAGTTGACCATTTGGTACAACATTTGATGCTTTATCTGGTACAACCAATTCTGGTCCAGCTTCCCCAACTAAATAAGGCTGACCTTGATTCATTCGACCACCCAAACGTCTACCTTGATATTTTTGTTGGGCAATAGTAGCGATTTGAACAGCACCTAATGCACCTATTAAGATAGCCATAGGAATATTAGCTGATGCTAATGCTTTAGTTACACCAGTAGCAGTATTCATAAAAGCATCTGCCATATTTAAGGCTTTATTTATTTGAAATGCCTTTTTATTATTTTGCGACATGGAATTTAAAATCTGTTTGCCACCAGTAATAATCATATCTTTTTTCTGTTGTTCAGTTAATCCAGTCATTTTTAAATCTTGAAATTGTCCAGACTTCATAATAGCTGATTGTTCATTTATAAATGTTTGCCTAATAGCTTTTTCTTTTTCAGCAGTTTCATGTGCAATTTGTAGCAATTTATCAGCTTTAATTCGTGCAAGTTCTACTTCTAATTCATCTTGCCCTTGAATAAATTGAATATTTTTTTCTTGTAGTTGTTTTTGTAATTGAAATTCTGTATCAAATTGATCTTTAATCTGGCTTAATTTATCATCAAAATTTATACCCCCAGATATAGCTTCAAGGTCTACACCTCTAATTTGAAATTCTGCATCAGCTAGTTTTTGCTGTTCTTTTTTTAAATCTTGAATTTTTTGTATTTCTTTAGATAAATTATCTTGATAATCTTTTGATTGAACTATTAATCTTTGTTTACCTGCTTCTTCCATAGCAATAGCAGTTACATTTTGATTATATGCTTCAATTTGTTGATTGATAAATTCTATTTGCTTTTGTAATGTTTCATTAACAACATTTCCACTTTTGGATAGTTGTAATTCTAATAATTTTTTCTTTTCTAATAAATCATTAATCTTTCTATTTGGTTCTTCTCCATCTGCTAAAGCATCATTCATTGTTACTATTGCAGTTGTAATACCAATTAAAGCACCTAAAAAAGTTGTCTTAGAAACTTTAGAAAAGGCAATTAAAGATAACTTTGCTGTGCCTATTGCTGTTGCTAATCCGATAAAAGCAGTAGCCATTTTGCCTACAACTAATGCTATTCCTAATGTTTTAATAATTTCAAAATTATCTTTTAAAAATGCTATTGAATCCCCTGCAAAAATAATAGCTTCTGATAATCCCTTTCCTATGCTTTTAGCTATACTATCAATGGTCTTTTGATTGTCTGCTAATGCTTTATCTAAAGCACCAAATTCTTGTTTTAAACCTACAAAAAAACTTTCAGCAACTATTTTTTGAAAAGCAAAGAACTTATCACCAATCATAGACAATCTACCCTCAAGGGTTTTGGCTAAATCTGATGTTGCACCTGCCATTGTTCCATTTTTACCAAAAACTCTTTCAAATGCTTCTGCAGTTTCATCTGCCGATACTTTTGCACCTGCACTAAACCCTAATAAATCCCTAACACCTCTTTCTCTAAAAATATCAGCACTTGCTATTCCTGCTGAAAATGACCTTGATATTTGTTCTGATGCAGTTCTAAAATCTAACCCAGTAACAGATGCAACGTTACCAGTAATTTCAAGCATTTTGGCTAATTCGTCTGCATCTTTAGACACAACTGCTAAACTTCCTGCACCTGCTTGAATTTGCTCTAAGCTAAATGGAACTTTACCTGCAAATTTAGCCATAGCATCAAAGGCTTTTGCACCCTCATCAACACTACCAAATAAAAATTTTAATCTGATTTGTAATGATTCAACTTGCTTACCAACATCTATAAAAGACTTTATGGCAACCCCTGCACCTAATCCAATAAGAGCATTTTTTAAATTGAATACTGAACTTTTAAGACCATCTACACCTTTTGTAGCAGAATTCATAGCTTGTCTGGTCTTGTCTTTGGCTATAATGTCTATATTTACTTGTTTTGTTGCCACTATCTTTGAGCCTTTGCTAGTCGTTCTTGTCTTTCTCGTTCATCACTTTGAATTTGAAAGTATGCTAACCACATATTAAACTCATCTACTGACATTTGCAAGATTTCGGAAACAGTCTTGTGTAGCTTTTCGGCTAACCCAAAAATATTATGTAATTCTACATTATTTCTAAGTTTTTTTTATTATCTTCAATATCTGTGTTTCCAGTTCCCATAATCTTTGTGGCAACATCTGCAATAACATTAGTATCAGCTTTAGTTTTAAATGCTAAAACATGACTTCCATTAAACATTTTATTACCATCTTTTGTTAATGCCTTTTCAATAATAACATCAATCAAAACAATTAAATCTGTGCCACTAGCACCTTTAAAAATCTTTTGTTTTTCAAGCATATTGAAAGGTTTACAAAATATAGCTTTATCGCCTACTAAATCCCATTCTGGTACTTCAATTATTTGAGTGTCAAGGGTACTGAAATGGTCTCTAATACCATCAAAATAATCAATTTTTTGTTCTGTCATTTACACAGTACCGATAGTAAGACCACCATTACCTTGTACTGACACAGTTCTAGTTGTAACACCATCTAATGTAACACCTACTGACATTCCAGTTACAATACCAGTTCCAGAGAACTTTCTATCTCCAGAAGCATTACCCTCTGGTAAAAATGCAAATGTAAGTTCTGCACCTTGTACTAGATTAGTTTGTGCTGTATCTGTTTCATCAAAGTTCATATCAATACTTGCTGTATAAGTACCTCTACCAACTATATAGGATTTCATTGAATTTCCTAAAGGTGTATCTTCTACAACGTCTTGTGTAGTATCTATAGTAAAACCAGTTGCATTACCTAGTGTATCACTACCTATAGTTACAACTCCCTCTTTTCCATGATGTGTAGCCATTTATAACTCCTTATCGTTAGCTTCGTTAGTTTCTTTTATTTTTTCAGTTTTTTTAACAACTGCTTTTTCATTTCCTATAGTAAACCCATTTTTCTTAAAATGCTCTACATGGTCTTCTGAACATTTTATAATAGTTTCGCCTTTTTTCATAGTAACATTTTTAGCCATTATGCACTCCCTCTAGTAAATTCATAAACAACCCTTGCTGTTATTCTTACACCACCATAAGGATAAATAGTTCCCTCATCTGATGATGCCTCTATTATTTGGGTATCTATCGCATTACCATTTCTAGTTATATCATTATCTAAAGTTTCTTCAACAACTTCTATAATTTGATTTCTAACAGTATCTATATTTGTTGTTGTGCCTTTACCAAAAGCAACTATTAAAAAATCTATTGTACCTCGATATGTTCCTGCTCCAGTATCGCCTATGCTTAACACTTCCCTTGTTTCATCACCACTTTGAATAAACATAGCAGGAAACTGGGCATCACTTAATTCTTCAACTTCAAAAGGTTCTCTAGTAATCTTTTTAAACTCGATAGGACTTGTTACAGCATCAAGTTTTGTGATTATATCACTAGCTATGTTTTCCCTTTTGCTCATAATCTCATTTCTTTTAAATAAAAATTAATAAATTCCATTTCTATTTTTCTTTCTTCTTTATCCCCAATAGCAAAAAAAGGTCTTTTTATCTTTCTTTTACCTACACCGAATGTGTCGTGATAACTTGCTATCTTTTCTCTTTCCTTATTAGCAAAGAATAATGTGCTTTTTAAACCACCAGTTTTAAAGTCTAAACTTCTAAACATTTTACCAGTATCTGTTAAATCAACAAAACCAGTTTGTCTACCTCCTTTTTTTCGGCTTCTAACAGTAGATGGAGCATATGACCTCATATTACCCCCATCTGGTAACTTTCCTTTTTGTGTTCGCTTTGTAATCATCAATATAGCCATGTTTGAAACTCTATTAAGTGATTTGGTTATTACTGCCTTTTGTTTTCTACTAAATTTTTCTAAAAAATTAGTTACGTCAATAGTGTTTACGTTTACTTTGACTTCTGAAATCATTTATCTAACTAACCTTAACTGATGCAATGCTTCTTTTTCACTATCACTTACTGAACTATCACCATCTTCATCATATTCAACACCATCTCTTAGGATAGCTTGGAATTCTTCTTCATATCTATCTCTATAAAAATCTATTTGAACTTGGAATGTATCTTTGCCCTCGCCAGTATCTGGGTCTTTCCATTTAGTCAATATTGGATATGCATATTTCCATAAAGCTAGATAAACTACTGATTGTGTCCATTGTGAGTTTGTTAACTTGCTATTAGTCATTTCAACTGATGTTACTTTAGTAATATCCTTGTATCTGACTTGATGCCTATATCTTTCCCACCATTCTTCTCTAACTCGTCTTAAAACATCATTTTCAGCAAATTGTAATTGATCGCCAAAATCCGTAATGCCAAAACCTAATATATCTGGTTGTATCTTTTGTAAATCGGTATTAGCAACTGCAAATTCAGATGTAGCCATTTACTTACCCTTTTTTTTAGATTTTTTCTTTACTTCTGGTTGCCACTCATTATCTACTATTGGCTCTGGCTTAGGCTCTACTTTAGGCTCAACATAAGGTTTCCACCCTCGCTGTTCCCAGATTTTTATATTAGGCGTGTAATCAATCTTTTTTCTTTCGATAATATCGCCTTTACCATTAACTAATTTAATCATTTCCATAATATAAATCCTTAGATAAAAAGGGAGGTTTCCCTCCCTAGTTAAATTAGTTTGCTAAACTATCTGCTGTTAGCTTAACACCATAGCTATCGTGAAGTTCTGCAACTCCATAAACTGCTGTGGCTACGATTTCATCTGCTCTTAATGAAGCATCTCTTTGTGATTCAATCTTAAGGTCTTGCATCATAGCTAAACCTAAAGCATCTTGAGAGAATACGCCACCAATAGAGTCATCAGAACCATCTACAGAAACATTTGAACTTTCAAATATTTGTATTCCTGCGATTTGTCCGACAAAACCATTTCTTAAAGCATCATTACCTAAGTCTGGAATATTAGCTGAACCTGCAAATGTATTTGTTAATGCTTTTTTAACATTAAAGATTTGCTTAGGGTGGAATACACCATAATAAGTTTGAGGTGCATTGTTTGTTCTTAACTCTGTACCTGCTTCAAATAGGTCTTGAATTGTTAACTCATTTCCTGCTCCACCACCTTTTTCGGTAGAAAAGCCAGTAAATAAAGCACACAAATCTGCATCTATTTTTTTAGCTATAGCTTCACCAAATAATCTTCCAATATCTCCTGCAACATTTCTTGATGCTGAATTTCTTGCTAAGTCTGTTAGTGTTGTCATAATTCCAACTTCAGATGCTGTTATAGTAACTGAACTTGGGTTTACTGCTGTATTACTTAAATCTGTTGCTTCGGCTACTGCTGATGCTGATACTGCTGAATAAATCGGTACTTCTACTGACTTACCACCACCAACAATAGTGTAGTTTTTAACAAGATTTCTCATTATTGATTGCTCATTTGCAACGAATAACGCTTCTGCAACTATCTCGGTGTATAGTTCCGAAATGGTTGAACTGGTAGTTTCATTAGCCATTTTTAACTCCTTATAATTATAGCCATTTAATTATTAACAACAATCGTACTAGGTTTGGAATTTCTTATTCTTCTATATTCAGAATACTTTTTCCTATCCGTTGGATTGTTCATATCTAAATCACTCAAATTTAAAGGCTTGTTGAGTTCTGACCTATCCACATTTGACACAGAGCCAGAACCACTAGGGGTAGCACTAACAAAGTGAGGGTTTTGTGTTAAGAACTCTTGTACCAATTCGTCTGTGGATAAAAGTTCACCCATTTTATTGTATCTTGCTAATCCAGATTTATCAAGTATTTCTACATTCCCTGCTTCATTTAACTTAATATCGCTTTTTAAAAGTTCTACAACTTGGTCTGGATTAATAGCTTTATTCCTTGATGCTGATGATAATAAAGACTTATTTATCTTAATATCTTTAAGCTGACTTTCTAAGTTTGATTTCTCTTTATTAAACTCTTGGGTTCTTGTTTTAAGTATTTCCTCAAACTCACCCTTTTGAATTCTTTGCTTTTCTTCTAGGTCTTTTTGTGTCTTTACAGCATTTACAGCTATATCTAAATCTTCAACACCCAGTTTCTTATACATTGAACCCCTTTCTTTGGCTAATCGTCTTTCAACAATGTTATTAACCTCATCTTGGGTAAATGTATTAGTTGGCTGTTCTTGTACTTGTGGTGCTTCTTCTTGAGTTTCAGCAGTTTGTTCTACTTGATTTTCTTCCATTTTAAATCTCCTTAGTTGGATAGTATCCTTATAACAAATTTATTCTAAAAATGCTATATGTTAGTATATTGACCTAGTTTTAGTTCTTTTATCTTTTCATTTTTTTCTATTGCATCAATTAACAATTCCATCTTTTCATTTGGGTCTAATGTTTCAATTATTGGAAATTCTTGCCCAAAAACTTCCACATATAAATCATAGAAATTTGATGGTGTTTTTGCTTTAAAAAGTTTATCCATTCTTTGTGTTTCTGATAATGCCATTATTACCTCTATAGTTTTTCTAATTCATCTAATCTTTTTTCAAATTCTTTTACTGTGTTCGGAATAATTGTTTTAACTAAATCATAGGCTTTCTTATCATTTCTAAGGCAAAATAAATTAGCAAATATCTCTTTTTCTATTGAACCTCGTCTTTCATAATATTTTTTGCCATGACCCCATGTGCTATATTCTCTTTGAAAACTACCCCTAGCTAAAGCATCTATAATATCACTTATATTTGAATACCCATTACCATTTAAAGTTGTTCTTTGGTATTGTGTTAGTATTTTATTTGGGTCTAATCTACTATATATAGTTTTTGTTTCTGATGTTCCAATTTTATTAAATAATTCATCTAGTGCATCTTTAGACAAAACATAATATCCATCTGGGTTTCTACCACTTAAGTCTGGGTTATTAACCCCTTTAAATTTTCTTCTATCTTTATTTATTGCATCAATAAAACCTTGATTTGATTCCGACCAAGCAACTAGTTTTACATCATTAGAAACATAATCTATATGATGACCATATTCATGTGATATTACATAACTTTTCCATTCACCTGCTTTTGCATTAAGTTCTGCACTAACTTCTTGGCTTCTTGCTCTATAAACACCTTTTTTATTATTTTTAACAATTTGTGGTTTATCTAACTTATTCACTATTATTTTTTGTTGATCTGTTAATTGTGAATTAAAATCTTTGTCATATTCTTCTCTTGTTGCTTTACTACCTCTATTAAGTAAAAACCCAATAGGAACGTCTGCTATAGATGGCTTCGGAGTTGGTGGTGGTGGTGCTTCCTCAACTACTGGTTCGTCTGGCACTTCATCTACTGTTTCTTCACCCCATGCAGGGTCTGTGGGTATCCAAGTATGTCTACACCTATAACCACCCCTAACAATAAAAGGATCGCCTGTTGACTTTCCTTGCCATGACCTAGTGTTCCACATATCCCTAATTTGTTCTTCTGTTAGTGTCTTATTAAGCATATTTACACAAAATTCACGACTATCTCGGACTAATGTACCAGTATATGTGAAATGCTCTAACCCTGCTTCTTTTGCTTTCGCTACTGTAAACTGCCCATGAAACTGCATTACACTATCGTGAGCAATCTGACTAGCATAACGTCTAAGATTGTTTCCTGCCCTATCACTCGCATATTGAGTATGCAATTTTCTAACTGCATCTTCTACTTGTGCTTTCTTTGCACTATCAAATTTATTCTCGTTAACAAAATCAACTAATTCATTTATCTCACGAGTATTTGAGGATTTATAAACTCCATTAATATGTGATTTAATATTACTAACCATATCATTAAATGGTCTACCTGCTATTGTACTTTGATAAACCTCATCATTAATTACCTTTAGAAATCGTTCTGCAATATCTTCAAAACCACTAAATGATTGAGTTTTCAAGGCATTGATGGTTGCTAAATCTACATCTGTTAGGTTCTTAAATTTTGCAGGAATAGGCATTTTACCAAAAGTATCTAATGTTTCTTTCGCTATTTTATTATAATCATCATTAATTAATAAATCAGCTTCATTTAAAAAGGTAGATTCAATTATGGTTCTTAGTCTGGGTTGTAACTGAATAGCTAGTCTTTGAGAAACTAAGTTCCCTTTTGTGGCTCTAGTTATTTCATTAACTACGTCATCTTCTAGCTTATATAATACGTTTATTATACGTTCTTCATGCTGATCGGCTAATTTTTCTAAAATTCTTGACATATTTTATAATGGAAAGTTTTTTTTCCATGCCCTTATTGACCAGTAAGCAGGTGAAAGTGTTTTTTGCCCTTTAACTTCTTTTAAAACCCCACCCATTCTAGCTAAAAAAGACTTTTGTCTTGCAGGTATGTTTTTCTTTATGGTCATTCCCCTAGCACCAAATGTAACCTTTTTGACGTTACCAGTAGATTTATTCTTAACGTAAACCCCAAACTTTTTTCTTTTAGATTCGGTTGCTGATAGTCTAAATGGTTTATTAAGTGATACGTTTTTCCCTCTATATAATGCCATGCTAAGTCCTTGTTTTTACTAGGGTTTTCCCAGGATTATTGCCTATCATTTAATCTTTCGTTTACTATTGCCTTACATACTGGGCATTGATAAACGTCTTTTATTTTCTCAATCAAAAAAACCTTACAAATAATACATATTTTTCTAGGCTTCTCCATAACATCAGCATCATTTTCTTTTACGTTTACTGGCTCTTGATATTATATCTTTATCGAAAGAACCAGACCTGCCACGACTAATTAGCTTGTTTACTCTTGCCATAGCCCATGCTGACATAGGTATTCTAGGTCTGCTCCCTGATGAAAGAAATGCACCTTGACCTCTACGAAAACTAGCCTTTAAATCTGCTAGATTAAATAACTTAGATTTTTTGGCTTTTGCTCTAAGTGTTGCAATAGTTCTTGCTGATAAAGGTTTCCTTTTAACTGCCATTAAGACTTATTCCTTTTCTTTAATAGTGCCATAGGTATTCTTGCACCTGCCTTATACAAAGAACTAATCTGCTTTAATAAGGTTGCTCTAGCATTTCTTTTTGCACCTTTTAAACCAGATAAATATTTCTTAGGTATCTTGGTCTTTTTATCTTTAGGAACTTTCCTCGCCAACTGTTTGACCCTCTACTTCGGTTGTCTGGAATTGCCCTCTAACAGTTCTAACAGCATCTATTTCTTCATTAATAGTTTTCATAGTTTCGTTATCATCTATTACTGCTTCTGCTATTTGTTTATCTATTTCTTTGTTAAAGGTTTCTGATTTTATGCCAGATGCTTTAGCCATTTGTAAATATTGCAGGTCATTTGCCCAATCTCTTATATCAAAAGTGTCTGGATAATTAACTGAACCATTCCATTGTTTATCTAGCCATTTAGCAAACAAACCCCAGATTTGTTCTTCTGCATTTTCTAAATAATCGGCTTTTTCTGATAATCTAGCATTTAAAAGTTGAAATTCTGTTTGTAAGGCAATTCCACTAGCTATTTGTGTACCAGTTGCCCTAACAGAACCCATATGGGTAATTCTATCAATAGCATCAACTTTATTTTGTATACATTTCATTATCCCATCTAGGTTTTGACCACTAGGCTGGATTATATAAGGTCTTAAAGCAGGGTCTAAATCTTCTGGTATTTCTATTATTGCACCTGCACCTGCACTAGCTTCAACATTAGGTGTTTTAACTAAACTTGGGTGGTTGGCTAATCTGATTAATTGTTCTTTCTCGGAATAATCATTATAAATAGATTGTTGCAAATGTGCCACATCAGCTAAATCACTAATACCAATAGGTCGTTTATTACCTCGTAAATTATAAACATTAACAGCAGGAATAGTTCCTATTGGATTAGCTATTTCTTCTAATAATTTAACTTCACCCTCTGATGTTGGTTGGTCGTATTCTTCAACTGAATATGTGGTTATAGTTTCTTCTGTAAATACTTTGATGATTGCTCTATCTGCATTTATATCTTCAACAATAACCAGTAAATCTAAATAAAATCTTCCACTAGTTGATCTTGCATAATTCCAATTAACTATGTTTTCTGGTGTATATATTGAAATATAAGGTCTAATATCTTGAGCCAATTCTTCTGCTCTAGTCTTTGCATTAGATTGTGGCTTATCAACTACAATCCAACAATTACCATAAATACTAGCATTCATCTGGACTTCTCGCATGACTGAATCAAATGACCTACCATCTAAATCTGCATCTTGAATAAATGAACTTAATTGTGGCTCATTATCTAAATCACCATAATCTCTTGATGGTGGTACTCTCCATAAGAAACTGGTGTATATCTGGACAACATTCTTACAATGATTATCTAAGGGTGTATGCCTTACTCTTTGGTCATATTCTTCTGGAGATTCTAATATATATCTGTGTAAGTAATAACCATTTTTATAGTCATTACCACCTAAATAGCTTCTTATATAAAACTCCCAATTACTTATATTTGAGTGCCATAAATCATGTTTCTGTGTAAGTGTTTCTCTATCCATTAACTCCACCTCTTAGGTTGGCTAGGTGCAAAATTACGTCTTAGTGGGAAATTAAACTCTATTAAATAGCCAAGAGCATCATTCATATGATCGTACCCACTATCTTTATCTGGTACATGAGTTCCCTCTTTGTATATTTGTCGTTCTATGCTTTTAATAACATTTTTGCAAGATTTAACAATAAACAGACTATTTTTCCCATTAACATTTTTTAATTTTGCATTAACTGCATTAATTCTATCCCTAATTAAAGGTGCTGTATTTTTACATTTTACATCAAATCCTGCATTTTTCAAGATACTTAAATCAGTAAATCCCCCTGCTGATGTTTTTCTTTGTCTAGCACTAGGGTCTGGATAAACAACTATCTGTTTATTTTTGTATCTATTCTTTATTTCATCACACATTTCTTGGGTATTTGAGGAATATATTTGTATCTCATCAACAACTATAATTTTCTCATTAATTATAACACAAACTACAGCACTCATAGGGTCTACGTTAAAGTCTAAACCTATGTGTAAAATTGCTGTTTCTTTCTGATATTTTTCAATAATATTATTTTGTCTATTAAAGTTGTAATAAATCATTCCAGAATAATTAACAAATGTAGCTTCATATTCCTGCTGGAATGTTCTTATATCTAAATCTTGTTTTGCTTGCTCTACTTCGTCTTGATCTACATTACCACCCTCAATAGTAGTATATTTAAAACTTGCCCAGTCATTGTTAGTTTCACCCTGCTTAAATAGTTCATATGACCAGTTACCAAACCCTCTTGGACTTCCACAGAATAGGGCATGACCTTTTGTGTCTGACAATGTAGGTCTTAAAACCTCATACCATGCTTCTTGGCTTACATCTGCAAACTCATCAATACATAAAAAATTCAAACCAACACCTCTTAATGATTGCTCATTATCACTACCTCTTAGTGTTATCTGGCTATTATTCTTTAATGTAATTGTTAAATCACTATGGTTTATGTTCTTAACCCATTTGTGATATATCATTTTTTCTTTTAATACATTCCAACATATGGCTTTAGCTTGTCTGTAAGTTGGTGCAACATACCAAACTCTTTGATTAGGTTTACTGGCAAACTTAGCTAATTCATTAATCGCTAGGAATGTTTTACCAAATCTTCTACCAGTAATAAGAACCCTAAATCTTGCTTCGTTATTTATTACTTTTTTTTGTGGTTTGGTTAATGCCATTAATCTGATGACCAGACTAAAGGTTCTTCTAATTCATTTTGCTCTATCTTATCTTGCTGACCTAACATATTCTTTCCCAGAAAGATTTGCATTGTAACATTACCATTTTCTGCTGATGCCCATTGCAGTTGTCTTAGTCTTATTTTTACGTCAACTTTCCCTTTTCTAAGAAATTCCGAATAACTCTTTTCTAAAAGGTCTGGTGAACAACCAAAAAAGTCTGCTATTTCTTTATTTGTACACCCATAAGATGCTAACTTTACAACTTCTTCAGTATCGATATTATATTTCTTTGGTCTTGCCATTCCTATTTACCCCATAGTTAGGTAATTAAGATTTATATAATTATTTCCAAAAAAGCTACATATTTTTATATTTTATACATTTTAGGCTTGATTTAAGAGCCATAGAGCAGGGGTAAACTAACCCTATGGTATGATTGCACCTCTTAAATTAGTCTAAACTCCCTACAAACTTTGCATTGGCATAATCGTAATTTTTGTTTTTAGCAGTAACTCCAGATGGTTGCACTTCTAAATCTTTATCTTGATCGAACTTAACACCTAAATAATAATCCATATAACCAATAAACTTATAAGAACCCTCTTTGTCTTTATCTGATAGTTCTTTGGGTACATCTTCAAACTTTTCTTCATCTTTTATTTTAGTTTGTTTGTTTTTAAAATCTCTAAAAACCTTTTTTAAACCATAATAACTATTTTTAACTTCGCTATTCACATACATTCTATTCTCCGAGATCATATTCTTTAATTAACTCTAGCAATTTTAAACCATCATCAAAACCTTTTTTATAATAAGCTGATGAATTATTTCTAGGGTCTGGCTTTTGATTTAATATGCCATCATAAATACCATCTTTGTAAAAAGCTAAATATGTTTGCCTTTTCTTTTCCAATGGATTTCTAATATCTATTACATTCATTAATTATCTCCAAAAAATTCAAATTGCTCTTTATCATTTATTATTACGTTTTTGTTATTGCTTTTAATTAGCTTATAAACATCTTTTTCTGTGAGTTCCGTTGATCTAAGTGTTTGATACAACTTAGGATTTATGTTTTTAACGTCTGACATTAAAGTTTCATAAGCATTATCCATTTGCTTTTGCTGATCTTTTGTCAAACCATTATCTAAAAACATGATTAATCTCCGTATAAAACACTTTTAACAAGTGGGTACATTTTATTATGCAACTTTTCTCGCATTTCTTCTAAATCACTAATTGCATCATTTAGACAATCTAATTGTACAACTTCTGGCATTTCTTTAAATGCAGATTGTGGTTTTGCTAATGCATATCCTGTTCTTTCTTGATAGTTTATAGAAATTATTTTAATCATATCCAACTCCCCATATCTAAATAAATTACAGCTTCTTCTCTACTAAATACACCCTCATTAATGGCTCTTTGAACGTCATAGGGGTGTTGTTTTGCATATTTGTGTACAAATGCACTCCCCTTTTTGTTATCAACTGCTTCTTTGAATACTCTTAATCTCATAGAATATTGATCTGTTTTAAGTTCTTCTTTTTTAGTTGGTTTTATATCTTCATACTTTTTAGCTGATAACCAGAAAGCAGGTTGTTTGGCAAATTGCTTATCCTCAACAGAATTATAATATTTATTATACATATCTGCTAGTTCTTCTGCTTTTTCTATCCACTCTGGTTCTAGCTTGATAAAATTCTTTTCAGCTATCCCCTTGCTCACTTTATTAGAAACCTTATCCCAAAACTTCTTAAAAAAGGGATTATAACTTATTTTAGTGGTTTTGGTAGGATAGGTGGTAGGGGTAGTGGTAGGGGTAGGGGTAGGAGGGGTTTCATCTAGGTTACCTTTAGGTTCTACTCTAGGTTCTATGCTAGGTTTTTTTGGTCTACCACCTAACTTGCCATTTTCCTTAGATGCTTCCATTCTTCTTGTTATAAATAGATACTCTTGTAACTGTCTTTCATTCTGGAAATGTTCCCCAACTTGGATAAAAAATTGTTCTAAAATTTTATGACAACTTTCTTTTTCACTTTCTGTAAAACAACTAGCTATCCTATAGTATTTCATATTATCGCATGGTATCCCAGAACATCTTTTATTCCAGTTATAACAAAGCAATCTAATATATATGCCTATTTCCTCATTTGTTAAGGCTTGAGTACCTGCAATAAAATCTTCTGTGAAAAGATACCATGCTTTTAATTTCTCTCTTGGTTTTGAATTTTCGTCTATAAACATTGTGATCTCCAAATCTATTTAGTTTATTGTAACCCCTCTAAGCATAAACCTAAAGGGGTTTTTTGGTTTTAATACTTAAAAATTATTACTCGTGTTTAAAATTATTTTTTTGTTTTTAAACACGTAGATTAATTTTCAAATAACTTTAATATCCCCAGACTTCTTTTCTGGCATTTAAAACAGTTTCTTCTTTCCAAATCCAATTATCTGGGTTTGGTATCAAAGAGTTTTTAACGTCATCTGGACTATTAACAGTTTTTAAGTAATTACCCATAACTTCAACTATATGCTCACATATTTTCATAGGCATAACATAATCATCTAATGACATTGCAATATATTCAGCATCTTTAGTTTTAGTAGGATTTTTAAGATACCATAATATCTGCTTAGCATTAGTTGCCTTTTGATAAATAGCTTGTTGCATAGCATGGGAAATGCTTATCTTTTGAGGTAAAAGTTTAGATGTTTTCAAATCAATAAAAAAATCTTCTTTAGTGTTTTTATCTTCAAAATGAAAATCGGTATATCCTATGAATGGAATACCTTTTATATCTAATTCTACCTTTTTTTGATAGTTTAGTAATGTCCACCTATAAGCATATTCTTGAAAGGTTTTAGTTCCTAATTCTAATAATGGAACTAGGTTTGCCCTTTCATCATCTATTTTAGGGTCATTTATCTCTAAACAATTAGCATCATATTCAGCTATCATCTTTTCACTAGCTTCTTCAATAGGTATTCCATTTAGAAACATATTAATACCAGATTCAACAACTTGCCCTCTAATAGCAGGTGCAGATGTTGGAAATTGATAACCAAATATTCGTCTTAATGCCCACCTTTCACGATAAAAAGCAAATTCATTAAGATGACTAAATGACAATGGAAGTAATCCCTTTCCATAATCATTGAACTTTTCAAAATGCTCTATCATATTTTGTCAATCCACTCTTGAAGATGTTTTTTATTTTCAAGAACTTGTAACTTTAAATCAAAACATTGATCGTGGACATTGCTAGTCCTGCCAAACTTAATGATATATTCATTTAGAGCAAAAACTAATTTATCCATTACACCTATATCAGCTAAATGTTTAAACATTGCAGTTTCTTTTTCTGTGTCTTGATCTAATTCTCTTTGGTTTAATTCTTCCTCAAGATTATATTTATCTGACATTAATCTTTCTCCTTTAACAATGTACTGCTTAACAAAGTATATTCAGCGAAAGTTTTGCCATTTTCGGTGATGTTATTTGTGATTATATTATAACCTTGATCTCGTAAATCATAAATTCTAGCACTTAATCTGGTGCATCTAAATTTATGAATACATTCCCATGAAGTTATTGTGTTACCTTTTTTAAGGTACTCTAAGATTGCTTGTGTTTGTGACATAATAATCCTTTCTATAAATTATGTTTTGCCATTTCCCTCTCATTAACAACCTTAGTTCTTAGGTCATCACGAAAGGCTTTAAAGGATTCAAATCTAATTTTAGCTTGATTCCTCTTTTTTAAGGTTATCTCGTATCTATCAAAATAATCCTTAAACTTTGTGTCCGAATAAATTAAACCATTTAATTCGGTTATATTTTTGTAACCACCTTGTCTGCTGAAGTAAACTGTTAATTCTGCAACAATCATTTTTTCTTCTTTTTTCATTAATTCTACAGCAGTATCTAAATCAGCAAATGTAATTCCTAGTTCTTCTTGCTGATAAGATAATTTGTTAGGTTCAAAATCTACTAAATAAATATCACTCATTAAAATGGTATCTCATCATCTAGGTCTGGATTTGGAATATTATTAGTTTGAGCATTTACTGGTTTTGCACCAAATGAAAAGCTATTAACCTTTAAGCTAAGAATGGTTTTGTTTACACCATCTTTTTCATATTCTCTTGTGGATAACTCGCCATTTACAAATATTTGCTGACCTTTTAAAAGATACTTTACTGCTCCCTCACCTTGCTTTCCCCAGATGGCACAATCTACCCATAAGGTCTTTTTATTATCTCCATAGCCAACATTAGTTCCTATAGAAAAATTACAAACATTATATCCACTTACTTCTTTTAATTCGGCATCTTTTGCAAGTCTGCCATCAAAATTACAATTATTCATTTTAACTCCCTTTTATTCTTCACTTATGCTGATAACTTCTAGTTCATTATGCAGGGTTTGATAATCTCGCCTTTTAGCAATACTTTTCCACCTTTTTTCTGCTTCCTCATAATTTCTGGCTTTAATATTAACATTGTAATATTTGGTTTCTTTACAATGAATAACAAACTTTTTTAAAGACATTTCATTTTTTATTGGCATTTTTTAGAAACTCCCTTTTAAATTGTTTGTATGTTTTAGCTTTACTTTCATAAATCGCATAAACTTCATCAAAATATTTACTGTTAGGTGAATATGTTGCACCACTTGCATTTATTTTATGAATACGTTTATCTTTCCAATTATTATTTTCCATTATATAAATTACCCCACTCTTTATTATAAATTCTTTCTTTTAACTTTTCTATCCATTCCTTGTTTATAGACTTATCTTTGTGTGCCAAATCATGGCATGACCTACAAACTGGAAATAAATTATCAATTCTATTTAATCTGTTGTTTTTAACCCCACCCATGCCTTTCGGAATAAGATGGTGTATATCTACAGCTTGCTGTCTAAAGCAACCCCAACAGATGGGAATATCGTCTGCATGATACCCCCAAAAGTCGGCAAATAGTTTTTTATAATTTTTTAAGGTTTTCATTAAAAGCACTTACTGCATTTCTGGTTAATTTTTCAATATCCTCAACACTAAAATGTCCAGAACCCATTGACCTGCCAACAATACCAGTTACAAAAATATCTAATCTTTGTGTATCGCCTTTATTAAAACCATTAGCAGGTGGTTTAAAGTTTGAATTATTAACAACATTACCTAATGTTTGAGGTGCATTATTTTGTTGAACATTATTATCAGCAATTTGAACATCTTTAACATTAGTATATTGATTGCCATTTGCTGACGTTTTAACATTCATTATAGTATAGCTGATAGCATCACCAGACTTTGGCATAGGGTTCATTACTACACCTCGATAGTACAGTCTAGTTCCATCAATTAGATTTATTGAATAGTTAGGAACACCATCTTTAGTATTATCATAAATTTTATCTATTATATTAGCCATTTTACCCTCTATTTATTTAGTACACTATAACCACGACCCTCAAGACATCTATTAACGAAGTCTGAACGAGTGTCTAACTTTGGACTTAACCATAAAACTTTCCACCTAAGATTATTATAGATGGTTTTACCTATGTTCCAACCAGAACTGGTTTGGTCTTCTACTAGGCTTTTACAAGTAAAATAGTCATCATGAAATCTGTTCATATCGCCTTTGATATTTGCAGATGATTTTCCCCTGCTATCTACTATTGGCATTGTAGAACACCCCCCCATAGATACTAGAATGAAAATTATTGAAATTGTTTTATACATTTTTTTGATCTCCAAATCATTTATTAACCTATATTATTTTATTGGTTAAATCTATAAAAAAAACATTATTAGACAAAAACCTATAGTTCCAAAAACCATAAATTCTAAAAGATACACACCATAGTTTTTTAAAAAATTAACCATTGCTAACCCTCACTTTACTATTCCAACTTTCTTGAATATTGTCGTGGTTTTGAATTTCAACCATTACTTGTAATAAATGGTTAGCAAATGTTATTTGTTTTTTTGTCATATAATCTTCAAATTCCATCAAAAAAGTTTCAATGTTATAATCAGCATCATATTTGGTAAACCAGTTATCATCTATAACTGTTTCAAGTCTAAGCATATTAAATTCTGCTACTAACCATCTTTTCCAAATTTTACCACAATCGTTTTCCATTTCGTCTTTATACATTTTTATCTCCTTTTAATTTTTTAATTTTATTTTTCTGTGATGCCAAAATATTTAAAATTTCTTTTTTAGTTTTATTTTCACATATTTTTTCAAAAACCAGTAAATTAAGATTATATCTTACTGAATAATAAAGATTGAGTTCTGCTTTTTCTCCATTCTTTTCTAACTCTTTTTTATTTAATTCTCTGGTTGCAACCACTATTTCATTATACTCCTTAACAACCCCATAGTATTGAGCCACAGACATATTCAGAACCCTAACAGTATAGAGTTCTGTATTTCCAATTTTAGGTAGGTTATTCATTAGTTTGCTCCCTTAATATCGTAATAAATCCATTCTTTAGCATCTTTTAATGTATTAAATGCTTCATATTCTTTTTGATTTCCAAGATGATCTATTTCACTAGAATTTAAGATAGGGTCTATAGTAAGTCGATTTTCTTCTATAATTTTAACAGCAATATAACATCTAGTGTCATCTAAATAGTAAATTGTATAAGGCATCAACTTATAAGGCTCTTTATGGTCTTTACTAACAACTATGTAACGACAATCTGCTTTGATACCGAGTTCTTTAGAACTTTCTTCTCTATAAAATCTAATATCCATTAGTTTACCCCCTCAATAATAATACCATTATCATCAACATTAAGACTTTTAAGAACCTTAATTCTTTCTAGTCTAGTTTGCTTGATAAACAGCTTTTCAAAGTTCATAGGTCTGTATTTGTTATGCTCTTTGACCTTACCAGTAACCACAATCTTATGGTTTTCTTTTACTGGTGCATTCCATACTGATCTATTCTTATCAGCTAAATCAGCAGAACCCTTATAAACAAAGATGTTTCCATCATTATCTGACATTGTGTAAATGTTGACATAATTCCATTGAGTAGAATAACCAGTAATTTTATTAACAGTTAATTCAACTTCAACCTTATCGCCAACATTACCTACAAAGTTTGTTTTCTTAGCTTGCTGAATGGCTTTACCTCTCCAACCTTTAGTAACTAGAGAAATGATTTTAGCTTGTTGGAAAAGTTCTCTTTTGTTTTTATGCAAATTTTGTTGCTTTAGTTTATTAGCCAAAAACTTTTTTTCTTTAACATTCATGTTTTTGTCTAAGGACACTAACAATTTATTTTCAAGAGCAATATTAAAAAGACCTCTTAATGAATGCTTGCTATCCCAAGAAAATCTATTAGACATTTTACGAACCCATTTAATATCATCTTTGATTTTCTCGTATCTTATTTTTTCAGATTTTTCTTCTGCAATTTCTTCTGGGGTTCTAAAGTCATATGGGTTTTGTTTACTAGGCTCTTTAGCTAAATAAAGACCATTAATAACCCTTTGTTCTTTACAAAAGGCTTTAGCTTTTTCTTGGGCATTTCCAAAGTCAATCGCAAGGTTTACAAGATGTTGGGTTTTATATTGAACCCTAGCTATAGGAATGCCACCCTCTGCTTTACCCCATACTGTTTCTTTCCAGTTAGCATAAAGAGAATATAATTTATCTTCCTTACCCAAACCAACAAAAAGAGATGTGATAGAATCACACCCCTCAACAAAACCTTTTGCCATTTCTAAATTATTCATATCTACCCCCTAGAAATTGTAATCATAAAATTTGATAGGCTTATCTGATAAACCATACCTAGAACCATATTTATCTTTCCAAGTGTAACAAGGCTTATATGATCTAGTTGGGTGGTCATATTGCTGACCAGACTTATTAAGTCTAATTCTAACTATTGGATTAGCTTCATTAGAAGTAATATGCCATTTCTGGTCATCTTGATTTGCTACATGATGAGAAAAACCACCTTGATATATTTTCATATCCCATTTGATTTTTTCTGCACTCATTTCTCTGATTTCAATACATTTATCAGAAATAACCTTTACAACCTCATAAGGGTTAATGTCTGTGTAACCTAAGTAATTTGCGAATTTTTGTTTGATTGTCATTAACTTGATCTCCAATTTATTATTATTATTATTAAATGACATTATTGCCATAACCTAGCTTAAACTCTAGGTTTATATATGTCAAACACCAAATTGCATTTTTTTTAATTATTTTCAAACTATTGTTAATTATGGCTTTATTTGATACTATATGATAGAAAGTAATTATACTCTGATCTCCAATCGTAGTATAAATGAGGGGTAAAGATTATTTCTTCGAGGTACTTAAATAAATCGCAGTATTTATAGGAAGTGAAACAGAGATAGGTTTACCCCTTATGACTAAAGAATCCGACATACAAATAGCTTGTAATCAGCTACTAAACATCTTAGCCAATACCTACTATTTCAGACATTTTCATGTACCAAATGAGGGTAAAAGGTCTATTTATCTTCATGCTCAAATGAAAAAAATGGGTTTGAAATCTGGCTGTCCAGATATAATTGTTGAATATCCTATGGGTAAAATTCTTTATATCGAACTTAAAAATGAAAAGGGCAGGTTGTCCGACAATCAAAAGTTGTGGGCAGTACAATCTAAAGGATTAGGTACACCTCATTTTGTAGTCAAGGGGGGTCTGACCGAATGTTTAGATCAAGTAAAACAAATTATTGAAACTAACATTCCTATGAGGTGTTGAGGATACTGCCTAACCCTTTAGCCTTTTAGTGGACAAAAGTCGCTGTACTGCCCTTAAATCGCCCTTAAAGGGCATCTTGTTCTTTCTTGTTCTAGTCTTTCTTCTTCTCATAGGTCTTTTTCCTATAAGTTCAGAAATAGTAGATGTAGTTGTTAGACCACTCACTTTTTCTTTTTCTTCATAACTTTCTTTTTCTTTTTAAGTGGTCTACCTACTTTAGTTCCATAAGTTCCTTTTCCAGATGGCATTTCTCTTTCCTTTCTTTGGTTTTCGTGGACTTTAGCCACATGCAGGGAATAAAAATAATTCCCAATCTTATTAAAAAACTTAGCTAATGTTAGCCAATGCCACAACATCATTTTTTTGTGTCCGTTTTTTTAATCTTATCAAATGACCTCATTCCACCAATTCCGAGCATACCAAACATTAATGGCATCATAACAGACATATCAGCTTGAGGAATAGTAATACCAAACCCTGCACAAATAGGTGCAACCATGTAATTTATTCCTAGCGATAAGCCAGAAATCCAACCTATGAGGGGTCGCCACGAACTTTGAAACCAGTTTCCTTTAGCATCTTCTTTAAGAACCTCTATTTGAGCAAGTGCGAGTTCTTGACCATGTTTTTCAGCCATAGTCGCTATTTCATGAGCAAGTTTGTTTTTAGTGTCTTTATCTTCTATAAATTTACCTAATAACTTAGATGCTACTGGTAATAAACTAGCTATCATTTTATTTACTCACTTCCCAGGGATTTACCCTTATAAATCAACAACTTAGATACTTTTCCTCATCTTATCTATTAACCTATCCCATCTATTTGTGGTTTGATTATATGCCCTGCTATCTTTCATTTCTACAATAGCAGTTTCAATATCATTATTTGCTAATGCTTTTTTAAATTTCTTAAATTGGTTTAATTTTGGCAACCCTAATTGAAATGACATATGAATTACACATTCTTTAACATTATCGTCTATATCCATACCTTTATAAAATGTTTCTGCATCTTGAATTGAAACCCCTAAATCTAAAACAAATAGTTCTCTTGCTCTGTGTTCTGTTATTGGGTTCATAAGTTCATCTTTTTCATCATCACGAATTAAATGCCCACAGCCGATTGTCCAGAACCCCAAATGGTCTTGATAGGGTTCTAGCACCAAATGACCCTCCTCCCTCATTATATCGTCTTTTAATGTTTCTAAATCCATTATTTATCCACCTTATGTTCTTGACCTATCCAAATTCCAAATATTCCAGTCATTACACCCATAACAACCGATACAAAAGCTGATTGTGATGCTGTTGGTGCATCTAACCCCATAAACCATTCGGCACACCTCCACGACATTACTGTACTAGCTAACATCATTAATCTTGGAAGTATCTTCCATTTTAAAAAGGTTTCAACATTCATCTTAATAATATCTCATTTAAACCAAAACCCTCTAATAAAATAAGGGTAAAAAACAATAATAAAATTCCACCTGCTATTAGTTTACCAGAAAAATTTGTAGAACCAATCTTTATTGCAACAAATTCATTTCCTAATATTCTTAAAGCTAATTCAAAACTATTTTCATCTATTTTAAGTTTTAATGGTTTTTCATACATTTTATTTGTATCTAATTTTTTTTCCATTAATAAACCCTCACTTTATCTGCATCAATACTAGGAACTAGCTTACACATACAATCATACACTTGTGAACCATTATCTGTTTGATAAGTTTGACCACTTAAATTTTCAGAATAAAATGTGCAATCATTGATAGATTTAAAATAAATTGAACCTTGTAAAGCACCATTCATATAGCAAGCAAGCATAAAGGCTGTCATTTGGCTATGCTCCTTAAACTTTCCATTACAGAATCTATTGATGGTTCTTTGCCATTAGGATTTAAAACGCATTTGTATTGTTTAGGGCAACCAATCCTAATATCAGCAAATTCTAGTTCAAATGTTTTATTAGCACCTTGATATATACAAGCCATTTTATCTTTGTAAACTTTTTGTTTTTTTAATCGGCAAGTGGTCATTTTTGGAATTGTTATTGTGCCATTATTTATTCTTTGCTGTCTTGTTAACTGTTTACTTTTGTACTCGTAAGCAAACGCTTTTACAGTTACAACCAATGCACCTAAGATTAAGCCAATGGCAATAAGCGAATAACCAACCCATTTCACAATCTCCATTATTTCTTCTTGTTGTTTTCTAGCTTGTAATCTTGCTTTTTTTTGTGCTTCTTTTGCTTGATTAATTCTATTGGCTCTTTCAGCAAGTATTTCATCCCAAGCTGTAGCACCAAATCGCATATTGATTATAAACTTTAATTCTTCTCGTTTTTCTTCTAATAATTTTCTATTAATAAAATCATCTGCTGATTTTTCAACTGAACCAAATTGTTCAGCAATAGACATTCCTTTTCCCTGCCCTTTATTCATTTGTTCTTCACCGAGAAAGAACCCATCAATTTGTTTGGCTATGCCAGATATATCTTGAACTGTACTGATGTTGCTTTTAATAAACTCTACTGATTTTTGAACTAGAGCAATACCAGTTAGAATTTCTGCAACAACCATATCTACCTCAAGAGTAAACCAGCCAACATTACAATCATTGTAGCCGTTGTACCCAGCATAATCTGCTCTAATCGTCTAAGCCTAGAAAGTGTTTCACGCCATCTTTCAGTACATACTGCCTCGTGTGTGTCTATCTGTGCTTTGACTTCAGATGCTTTAACCATTAACTTTCCTTTGTATTTTCCATAGCAGTTAAAGTTTCATCATTACCTAAAGATGTTGTAAGTTTATCTCCAAATTCTTTATGAAGAA